TGAAGGTGGAAAAAAGATTTGGGGCGAATATATTGCAGTTGGAGCTAATTTTTCTCCAGAATTAGTAGTCAACTCTACCCCTATGGCATATGTAAGTGTTTCATATTAAATAAATAAGTTTTAGGTTCCTTTATGGCTGATGAAATAAAAGAATTATCAAATTTACCAAGAGAAGAACAAGAATTTATACTAGAGAATTTATCACATGATTATAGTCCAATTGAAATTGATGGAAATACTTATATGATTCCTCAAGAAGTAAACGATTTAATAGATAATTTAGTTAATCAAGTCCAAGTTGCAAAAGAAATCCATTAAAGATAAAGAGCATATAGTGTATGATAGTGTAGGAGAATTCCTAGATTATAACCCTACTGGAAATATAGTATTTGACTGGCGTAAAGGAAATGAAGGTGATTGGGTAATGGCTGACGATGGTGGAGTTGTTCAACTATTAAAAGTAAATAAAGAAGTAAAACATCCCGGTGATTCAAAGAATTATAAATATGCGGATGGATGGGTAAGAACTGTCGTAGGTAGCTTCATTAATAAAGATAATGTAAAAATGGATACCGATTTTGATTCACATCCAAATAGGTATACATTTAGTAAAAAAATTAAAAATACAAGTAAAAGAGTTATTGATAGAAAAAAAGTAACAAAAAAAGAAAAAGAATTTGCTACTAATATTGTTGTAGGAATGGGAGCTGTGGAAGCATATAAGAATGCGTATAGTGAACTTTCAGAAAACAAAGCAAGAAAAAAAGCAACTATATTATTAAAACAGGAGAGAGTAATGAAAGAAATAGAAAAATCAGTATTAGATGTGGCGAAGAGTCTAGGTATTGACCATGAATATATTCTTGGGAAATTAAAGACTTTAGCCGATTATAGTGAAGATGACAATATTGTTTTACAATCCGCTAAGGAATTAGGTAAGATAGTTGGTACATCTGGTAATAATATAAAACAAAAAGAAGTAGGGTTGCTTGGTGTATTTCAAGGATTCTCTCCAGATGAATTAGAAGGAGCAACTAGAGAGCAAAAACAAATATCAGGTGGGGAGGAAGAATAATGGTATGTCCTAATTGTACAAGTATGTACGTTAAAAAGGATGGTAAGAAGAAAAGAACAAATTATGTTACACAAAGATATAAATGTAATTCTTGTAAAAAAGGTTTTTCTATACCATTAGAGACAGCTATAAAAAATGAATTTCCATCTGTTCAGCCTGGTGAGATATTTAAATATAAATCTAAGGAAAAATTAAGAGTTCATTGTTTAACAGATATTCATGTGGGAGCTAATGAATTTGATTTCAAGAAATTTAAAGAAGCTGTTACTATGATTAAAAAAGATAGAAATGCTGTTTGGTTTGGAAATGGAGACTTATTAGAGCTTATACCTCCCGGTTATAAAGCAATAAATCAAAGAGGTCAGAGTATCCCACCTGATGAACAATATCTTGCTTTCTTAAAACTCGTACAACCAATCAAAGATAAATGTCTTTTTATTAGAGGTGGTAATCATGACTTTTTAAGAAGTTATACTATATTGGATTTTGATGTCTGTAAAACATTAGCTGCTGAAATGAATGTTCCATACTATTGTTATCCCGGTTATGCTCAGTTTGACGTTGGAGGGTCTATTTGGAATATAGTATCTGGTCATGGTAAGAGCGGAGCTAAGAATGGAGACTTAGAATTGGATAAGCTTTCTGCTGTTTATACTGACGGAGATGTTTTTATACTAGGACATAATCATCAATTGTATTGTAAACCTGTTGATTCTATAAAAATTATAGATGGAGAAGAAGCTTTAAGAAGAAGATGGTATGCTAGAGGAGGATCTTTTTTAAGATATGCTGATTATGCTAGATATACGATGTACCCTGTTGTAAGAACAGGATGGATAACCACTGAACTAACAAAGGAGGGAATAAAATGTTGGGAAAATTAATGAATAATATTCCAAATAAAATTGAACTACCTCTCGATGTTGCAATTAAAGACTTAAAGAAATATAAAAGGGATCTTCCTTTTAATCTTTATTCATTAACATCTCAACAAGTAAATAGCTTGAAAAGAATGTTTGCGATTATAGAGGGTATGGAAGTTCCAGAAAAAATGACAAAAGAGTGAATGTAAATACTCAAAATGTAAATAAAGCTGAAGAAGCCTTGCTATTAGCTAGTAATGATTTAATAGCATTTGGCAAGTTATTTCTTGCTGATGACTTTATGCGAAGTGAAACTCCATTCTTTCATTATGAAATTGCTGATATAATTGATGATAAAGAAGTAAAACAAGTTGCTATAATAATACCTCGTGGACATGGTAAAACTGTATTGACTAAAGCATCTATGTTAAAAGATTTTATTTTTTGTGATAAAGAAGATTTTCTATTCTATGCTTGGGTATCTGCAACGCAGAAACTTAGTGTAGGAAATATGGATTATATTAAACACCATATTGAATATAATGATAAGATTAAATATTATTTTGGTAATATGAGAGGAAATAAATGGACAGAGGAAGATATTGAATTAACTAATGGATGTAAACTGATTAGTAAATCTAATGTGTCTGGTATCAGGGGTGGAGCAAAGCTACACAAAAGATATGATCTAATCGTACTGGATGATTTTGAACATGAAGCGAATACTATTACGAGAGAGGCGAGAGATAAAAATGCAAATCTTGTCACTGCTGTTGTCTACCCAGCTCTTGAGCCTCACACTGGTCGGTTGCGTGTTAATGGCACTCCCGTACATTATGACTCTTTTATTAACAATCTCCTTACAAGTAATAGTAAAGCTCAAAAAGCTAATGAAGATTTTGCTTGGAAGGTTATTACTTATAAAGCCGTAACTAAAGATGGATCTCCTCTATGGGAATCTTTCTTTAATAAAAAGAAGTTAGAAGAAAAGAAAAAGTTTTATTCTGATTCTGGACAACCTCAGAAGTATTATCAAGAATACATGATGGAAGTAATGAGTGATGAGGATGCTGTCTGGACAAGAAGACATATTAGTCATTGGGATGGTTATTATAAACATGAAGATGGAGTTAATTATATTGTAAAGGATGGAGATGATATACCAGTTAATACTTTTATTGGATGTGATCCAGCTACAGATATTGATACAAAGCATGCTGACTTTTCTGTAATAATGGTAATAGCAGTGGATGCAAATAATGAATTATATGTTTTGGAATATGAAAGACATAGAAGTATTCCTACGATTGGGAGTAAAGCACCTGACACTGGTGAGATAATTGGTAAGAAAGGTGTAGTGGATTATATACTAGAATTACATCAAAAGTATAATTGTACATCTTCTACAGTTGAGGATGTAGCGATGAATAGAAGTATATTTCAAGCTCTAAACGATGAAAGAAGAAGACTTAATAGGTATGATATAGCTGTAATACCTGAAAAACCGGGCGGAACTAACAAAAGAAATCGTATTTATAGTGGACTTTCAGCAAGATTTAGTACTGGAACTGTACATTTGCGTAAGAATATGTTTGATTTAATCAATGAAATAGTTACTTTTGGCCCCAAAATGGCTCATGACGACACAATTGAAAGTCTTTATTATTCTCAGGTGCATTCTTTTCCACCAAATATGAAGCGTGATAAAGAGAAGAAGCGTTGGTTTAAGCCAAAAAAGAAAGCGAAAAGCTGGTTAGTCGCTTAAAAAAAAGGAAAGTAATATGGCGTATAAAGGACAAGGCCCCAAGAAAAAAAGCAAATTAAAATCTGCTGTAGATAAATTAAAACTTAAAGCTAAAGCTCGTAAAGGAGCTATTGCAGGTAGAATAGCTACTAGAAAACTTAAAGGAAAAAATGTTGGAATTGGAGTTTCTGGTGAAACGCCAAAATCGCATGCTAAAGCAGTTAAAAAAACACAGAGAAAACGAAGAGTATCTGCTGGTTTGAAAAAAGCAAAATCAGCTTTAGCTCCTACTCCAAAACTTAAATCAAGAATAAGCGATGCATCTCAACGTGGTCGTAGAAAGAAAGTTGGAGCTTCAAAAGGGACTAAGGTTCGTAAAGGAGCTGCTGGAGTACAAAAAACTAAAGGTGGCGAATATGTTAAATACGAAAAAGGTTCAAAAGCTGCTGGAAGTTTTAGATCTGCATTTAAAAAAGGTTGCGCAAGTGGTGCTGCCTCTTTTTCTTGGGATGGTCGTAAGTATAGTTGTAAGAAAAAATAACTTATTAGGAGGCTAATGTGATTAGTATTGGCCAAATAAGATCTTTAGTTGAAGACACTTGTCTAGAGATGGGTGAGAAGTTTGCTTCTAAAGATGCTATTGATTTAGTAGTATCTACTGGGATTGTAGAATCTCGGTATGAATATATTAGACAAATGGGGGATGGCCCCGCCAGATCTTTTTGGCAAGTGGAGCCAGCTTCTGCTGTAGATAATTTAGCTCACTATCTAAAGCATCGTAAAAGCTTAATGTCGAGATGTGCAAAAGCTAGTTTAGTTGATTTAAAGTATTGGCAAATGTTTGATGAAGATTTATGGGCAGATATATTAGAAAAGAATATAGCAGCTGGAATAGTTCACTGCAGATTAAAATATTGGAGAGTACCTAAAAAGATGCCAAATACAATTGAAGGTCAAGCAGGTTATTGGAAGAAGTATTACAATACAGAAGGTGGCAAAGGTGATCCAGAACATTTTATTGAATCAGCAAAGAAGTGGATAAGATAGATTTATGGAAAAGAAG